TCTTGCAATTTCTCGCGCGATCCTGATGGCAAGACCAAGCGCGGCCTCATCTTGTACCGTGTATTGTGGATTGCATAGTTTCCGTGATATAATCACGGCCAAAGAAGAGGTTCTTGCATGGCTATTTCTGGCCGATCAGTTCGCATAAGCCGCAACGGCTCCAACATCGTGGGCGCTCGTGCTGACAGCGTGACGATCAATAATGAGCCGCTCGACATTACAGATAAGGACGATTCCGGCTGGCGCACCATGCTGGGCGATGTCGGCTTGCGCTCCGTCTCTTGCGAGATCGAAGGCGTGCTGAAGGATACCGTCCTCTTGGCGGATTCCGTAGGCACTGCCACCACGGCGCTCCTCAAGGAGTGCGTAGTCACGATTAGCGGCATCGGCACCTTGACCGGAGACTTCATGCTCCAAGGCCTTCAGATCGGCGCGGAACAGGCTGATATCGTGACCTTCACCGCCACACTTGAGAGCGGCGAGAACATGACAGCCACCATTGGCCCATACAATACCGTTCTTCCGGCGATCACCGGCACGCTGGACGAAGGCGATACGCTCACCACCACAAACGGAACATGGCTGGGCGATGCGACGATCACATTTGCGCGGGCATGGCAGCGCGGTAATGCCGCCGATCCGAACAACCCGTCGTGGGCCAACATCTCTGGCGCAACGGCCTTGACCTACGTGCTTGCTGCTGCCGATGTCGGGAAATATATCCGATGCCGCGTCACCGCCACCAACGGCGTCGGATCAACCGTCGCCTTCTCCAACATTGTCGGACCCATTACGACCTAAGAAAGGACTAAAGACATGGCTGCAATCTCTGGCCGCAAGGTACGCATCAAGCGCGGCTCAACTGCCGTCGCAGGTGCGCGTGCCGATAGCTTCACGATCAACAACGAGCCGATTGACATCACCGAAAAGGACGATGCCGGTTGGCGCAAGATGCTGGCTGATGTCGGTGTTCGCTCCATCGATGCCGAAGTCGAAGGCATCCTTGAGGATACCACTTTCCTGGCGCTTGCCGTTGGAACTTCCTCGGCGCTGCTCGAATCCTACACTATCGAACTGCTTGGCCTCGGATCGTTCACCGGCAACTTCTTCCTTGCCAGCTTCGCCGTCACCGGCGAACAGGCGGATGCCACGACCTTCACGGCCTCGATCCAGTCCTCTGGCACGATTACGTTCACGGCTTCGTAATCATGGCAATCTTTCGGGAGCTAACAATCAAGTGGAAGGGTGAAGAGTATCGCTTCGTTCCTTCCATGAAACTAATGCGATCCATCGAGATGGGCGACATATCCTTTACGGACATCGCCGTGCGCACAAGCCAAGGTCGCCCGCCTATCAGCCACATCGCTTTCGTTCTGTCTAAGATGTTGCAGTCGGCAGGTGCCAAGGTTACGGACGAACAAGTCTATGAGGAAATTGTCACCGGCGATCAAGAGAGCATCACTTCCTTGATCAGCCTTGTGCTCACATCGTTCTCTCCGACTGAAGACAAGTCAAAAAATCCAGACGCCCAGACCGAAAGCCAGTCGAAGGCGAGGGCGAAGATCATGGAGACTATGGAGAACTAGACTGGAACGGGATGTATCTATGGGCGAGGGAATGGGGAATTCAGCCTAGCGAGTTCTGGGAGATGACCATTCCCGAGTGGTGGTTGGAATACGAGTTGAAGAAGCCGAAAGAGCCAGGCGAAACATACGCCGGGAAACTGACTAGGGCCGATGTAGAGGAATTAAAGGAACTATTGCATGGCTCAAGTTAGCGGAATCGAAGTCAAGATCAGCGCCAATACGGATGACTTCGACAAGGGCATTGCGAGCGCTGGCAGCAAGATACAGAACTTCTCGAAGCTTGCTGCCGTTGGTCTTGCTGGCTTTGCAACAGCAGCAGCGGCTGGTGGAGTCGCCATTGGTGCGCTGACCAAACAGGCCATCAACTTCGCTGATGAAATCGGAAAGACTGCTCAGAAGATCGGCATGACTTCCGAGAGCCTGTCTCGTTTGGATTATGCCGCTAAACTTTCTGATGTGTCTTTAGGTCAATTGCAAGTCGGTCTTGGTCAGCTTTCCAAGAACATGCAATCTGGGAATGAAGCCTTCACGGCTCTTGGCATTTCTGTCACTGATGCCCAAGGCAATCTGCGCGGCACAGAGGAAGTTCTGCTCGATGTGGCGGAACGCTTTGGTGGGATGGAAGACGGCGCTGGCAAAACAGCGTTGGCAATGGCCATATTCGGTCGCTCCGGTGCAGACCTGATTCCGATGCTCAATGCGGGACGCGATGGCCTCGCACAGATGACGGAAGAGGCGAACCGATTTGGCCTAACGATCTCGACCCAGACATCCAAAGCGGCTGAAGGTTTCAACGACAATCTAACGAGGATCAGCAGTGTCCTCACTGGTCTCGGAAATAAAATTGCTGAACGCTCTGCGCCAGCGATGAAAGATTTGACAGATCGTTTCATCGTATTCGTCAATGAAGGAAACTATGTCGAGCGCATTGCTAACGCGATTGGCAGTGCAATGGATGCGCTGGCGCAAGCCGTGCAATGGGCATCTTCCGCTTGGGAAGTCTTTGCAATCCGCATCAATGCAGGAATTGCCGTCCTTGGCTATCTGACGAATCTCGACCTTTCCGGAGCAATGGATGCTTGGTCTTCATCTTCTGTTGCCGCCGGAAAAGTATGGGAGCGCAATGCTCAGGTTCTGGCTCAACTTCGTGGAGAGATTCAGAGCGTCAACAGCGAGTTGAAGACTGACCTTGAGCAGCCGAAAGCAAAAGCACCAATTCTTCCAGGTGATGGCGCAGCAGGTGCAGCGGATGAATTCAGCATTGCTCCATCACAGGAGCCGGGAACCGCATTCGCTGATCGGCTTTCCATGATAAAAGATCAGTTCGCAACCGAGCGTGAAATCCTTGCGGAAGAATATACACTCAACCAAGAAACTCTTGACGGCGCACTGGCGAACAAGCTGCTTTCCGAGCAAGAATACTATGATCTGTCGCGCAAGCTGGCGGAAGATCATGCTACATCTCTCGCATCCATTCAGTCTCAACGCCTTGATGGTGATCTGACTGCCGCGTCTTCCTTCTTTGGCTCTATGGCCCAGGTCGCACAAGCGGGCGGAAAGCGTCTGCTTAAAGTGGCGAAGGCCGCAGCAGCCGCACAGGCAATCGTTGACACCATCCGCGCAGCCGTTAGTGCGATGAATGATCCGACCGCCATCACGCCCATTCAGAAGTTCGCCAATTATGCCGCCGTCTTTGCCAAGGGCATGAGTGCCGTTGCGGCTATCAAGGGCGTCTCTGAAGGTGGTGGCGGCGGTAATGGAGGCGGTGGCGGTGGCCGTCGAGGCGGTGGCGGCGGTGCATCCGCAGCCCCGGCAGCGGCATCGCCAACAACCACGTTCCAGTTTACAATGATGAATGATCCGATGGGCTTTGGCGAGAAGTTCGCCAGACAGTTCATCGACCAGCTTAACAGCACGCAGCGCAACGGCGGCACAATTCGCGGAGTGATAGCCTGATGGCCGACATCAAGATCAGCGCACTATCAGCATTGACCGGGGCCAACACGGCCACGGATGACCTTTATGTGGTAGTGGATACAAGTGTCCCGGAGACCAAAAAGCAGACCCGCGCAGAGTTGTTCCAGAATGTCCCGGCTGCGTCATTCGCAGGGGCCAACGTCTTCAACGATGCTGGCGCTGATGTAGATCAACGCATCGAGGGTGACACCGATGCTAACCTCGTGTTCGTAGACGCATCCACTGATCGCGTAGGCATCGGCACGGCAACGCCAACGGCGAAGCTGCAAGTGAATGGATCGTTTGCTATCACTGCTCCGGTGACTGTCACGACAAACTATACCGTCGCAGACAACGTGACATTCATCATATCCAATCGTGGCTCGTCCAACACAATCACACTTCCTGCCGCAGCATCTAATACCGGACGCATTTTAATAATTTCAACAATCCAAGCGTTTGCCGTTATATCTGCATCGTCTAATGTTGTACCACGCGAAGGCGGTTCAGCAGGAACCGCTATTCTACCAACGGCATCGGACGGCGCATGGGCATTGCTTGTTTGTGATGGAACCAACTGGATCGAAATGGCAGGAACGCCGTGACCATAAGCATAGCCGGATATACCGTATCCACGAATGAGCCGCTAAACCATGCCCGCATCTTGTGGGACATGATAACCGGCACTGTCTCTGGAGACGGAACCAATCCGGCTTATGCTGCCAATGATTACACATCGCAGCGATGGGAACTTGCACCAGGATCGAATAACTGGACGCTTGTGGCAGCGGCAGACGTATCTATCGATTGCGTCTTCATTGCAGCGCACAACCTATCTGGCAAGACAGTCACGATCTCCACGGCGGCAACAGTCGGTGGTGGTCACACCACTCGTGCGACGATATCGATAACAGACAACTCGACCATCGCGGTGTTCTTCAATAACGCTGGGGCGCTCTACACCATCCGCGAAGTGCGGGTGAACGTAAACGATGGAACGGATATCGCCATCGGCATCATCCGCGCGGGCGCTGCATTGCAAATGCCCATTCCGATCTACGGAGGGCATAGGCCGCTCAACCTCAACCGCGTTACGGAAGCACAGCAACAGTTCTCCGAGACTGGCCAATGGCTAGGGCGCATTATCAAGAGGCGTGCTGTCACCTCATCCTACGATTGGGAATATCTCACAACGACTTGGTACGACACATACTTCGAGCCGTTCGCCAAGACGATTCCATTGCAGCCATTCTGCATCGCTGGCAATCCATCCAAGATCACGACCGATGTCGGCTTCGTCTGGACCGACCGGGACGTTGAGCCTGTGAACATGGGCATCAATGCTTATCGCTCCGTCTCTCTCGGCGTCACAGGATACTACTGATGACCTTTGCAGCGCGCCCCGTCGAGATTGTCGAGATCATCCAGCCACTCTGCTCACGCACCTTCGGTGTCTCGCCTTGCAATGCCACTGGCGATGCCTGTTGGAACACAGACAAGACCTGCAAGTTCTTATCCGCTCTCGATCTGAGCAAGTCACTGACGCTGCGGTTCGTCAATGATGACGTTTACGAGTGGCAGGATAACAACATCAACCTGCTGACCGAGAACAGCAACACGCTCACCACTGAAGCGGGCGATCCGTTCCTGATCGATTACATCTATCAGCCCGCACTAGCCATCCCGGCAATGCAGAACTATCAGACGGCTCCGACCGTCCTCAACGTGGCCTCTGGATCGCGCAATAAAAGCCCGCTAGGCTATCGCGCAGTGAGCAATGTCCGTATCAAGGACTTTCCTTGGAATGACGTAGGCACCGATCCTTACGTCTCCACGAGGGCTTATGATCCAGACCAGATCGGCAGCTTCTGGAGCAAGTGGCTTGCCCGCAATCCGTATCACATTGGATACACGCTCAACATCTACGAGGGACTGATAGGCGAACCGCTTTCGGCCATGACGCAGCGGGAATATGTGATCGAGAAGATCGACGCAGGTCGCAATGGCGTTTCGATCACGGCCAAAGACATCTTGCGAAAGATCACCGACACCAACCTGACAGCACCCTATTTGAGTACTGGCGAACTGGCTTCGAACATCACGAACGTAGAAACGGCCATGACCGTGGCTGGTGCAACCTTGAGCGACTATCCTACGACTGGCTATGTCAGGATCAATAGCGAGGTGATCCAATATGCCCAGCGTTATGAAACGACCGGCGGCAATATCTATTTTGACGGGCTGACACGAGGACTAGCCGGAACAACGGCAGCGGCTCAAAGTCAGAACGACCGCGTGCAGCGTGTGCTTTATTATAACGCCACGCCATTCCACGAAATCCTCTATGACCTTCTTGTTAATTGGGGCGGCATCCCTGCGAAATACATCAACTTCGCGGATTGGGCAACGGCAAAGACCACATATCGACCAGACTACAATTTCACGGCATGGATCACTGACCCCAACAAGATCGAAGAACTTCTAGCCGAGGTGTGCCTCCAGGCCGTCTCGAATCTATGGTGGGATGAGCGCGTCCAAAAGATTCTCATGGAGCCTGTCAGGCCGCAGCCGTCTCCTACGCTTTTGACTGATGACGATGCGATTGTTGCTGGCAGCTTCTCAATCGAAGAGAAGCCGGAAGAGCG